AACAGAATATACTTAAGCTTAATCACAAATCATTCCATCAAATTGTAGTATTAGGATCTAGTTCTTTTATTCCTTTTATGCAATTACCCGCATGGTCTAGAAGAGAAGTTATAGAGGATCTATTAGATATAGGAATATTCTCTAAGATGAATCAATTACTTAAAGAACGTAATGCTAATATAAGATCTCAAATAGTAGATATAGATCATAGGCTAGAATTAATTAAAACTAAAATAACAGCCCAGACGAAATATATAAAAGATCTTCAAGGTATTAATAAAGATCAGATTAAACAAAAGAAAGCTTCTATTAAAATACATAAAAGTGGAATTAAAGCCTTGTTTGAAGAGTCTACAAAACTAGGAAAAAATCTATCCGCCAGCATGAGGAGTGAAGAAGATAATTATTCAAAACAAATGGATAATATTGCTAACATTAAATCACATAATCTACAATTGAATAATAAGATAAAAGATCTTGTTAATGAATCTAAGTTCTATGAAGAGAATGATCAATGTCCTACATGTGATCAAGAAATTACAGAAGAAAAGAAGACAAGTAAGATTGCATATATTAAAACAACAGCTAAGGAAGTCCAAGATGAAAAAACTGATTTGCAAAGGAAGCTATCAGTATTATCCACTACAACAACAGAGATTAATGACAATCTTAGTAAGCTTAGAGAAAAGCAGAGTAAGATTAATGCAAATAATGATTCAGTATCTATCCTACAAAAAGAGATTTCAAACATTCAAAAAGAGATTGATACTTTATCTAGTCAAACCGGAGATGTTAAAACAGCTAAATCTGATTTGAATACAATGCGTATCGATAAAGAAGATATATTAGAAAATAAATTAAAGTTATCAGAAGAAAGAACTTATAATGAAATCATAGGTGAAATGTTAAAAGATACAGGAATTAAAACTAAAGTTGTAAAACAATATTTACCTGTTATGAACAGATTAATTAATGAGTATTTACAAGTATTAGATTTCTTTGTAGCATTTCATTTAGATGAGAACTTTAATGAAACTATAAGATCTAGGCATAGAGATACATTTAATTATGCTTCATTCTCTGAAGGAGAAAAACAAAGAATAGATCTATCATTATTATTTACTTGGAGGCAAATAGCCAAGATGAAAAATTCGGCAGCTACGAATCTTTTAGTTCTCGATGAAACATTTGATTCGAGTTTAGATATAGATGGAGTAGAATCTTTAACTAAAATATTATCAACCTTAGATGCTGGATCCAATGTGTTTATTATTTCACATAAAGGCGATGTACTTGAAAATAAGTTTAGATCCCGAATAGAATTCGTAAAGGATAGGAACTTTTCAAAAATTAAAGCTTAGATACTATTAAAAAATATTTTTACGCTCCCTGGCGCTATCCTGGACGTTTAAAAGTAGTATCCTGCAAGCCCCACGCAAAAATAATTGAAAAAAAGTGAAAAAAAAGGTTTACTTCCTCGGCTACCTGTGGTATAATGGTAGTATTAAATTAAAAAAGTAAGGAGTTTTAATGCAGAATCACAACCCAACAATCGCCAGATTATTAGCCAAGGAGAACATAACCGTTCAACATGGTAATTATAAAACTGCTTGGTTCGATATTAAAGACAGAATTCTAGGTTTACCTTTATGGAAAGATATGGGTAAAGATGTATATGATCTATTATGTGGTCATGAAGTTGGTCACGCTTTATATACGCCTTATGAAGGATGGCATGATTCTCCTGAAAAAATTAAAGGAGTTCCAAGATCTTATATCAATGTTATTGAAGATGCTCGTATTGAAAGATTTATTCAAAGAGATTATCCAGGTCTAGTGGGTCCTTTTAAAAGAGGATATTTTAAATTAGTTGAACAAGGTTTCTTCGGTGACAATATATCAGATATGGATTTCGAAGAAGTTAAGCTTATTGATAAGATTAATATTAAAGCTAAAGTTGGTAATTTAGTTGATGTGCCTTTTAATGATGAAGAGATAGTTTTTTATAAAAGAGCTATGACAACAGTTAAGTTCTCAGAAGTTATAGAACTATGTAAAGATATATTAGAATATACTCAAGAAAATACTCCAGAGCTTTTATCTCAACCACCTCAACCTATGGAAGATGGAGATATTGAAATTCCAGAAGGTGACGAAGAGATGGACGGACCTCCACAAGGACATGATGATGGTCCAGTTTTAGAAGAGGAAGAAGAAAAAGTAAAAACAGAACAGGATTCTGCGGATGGCGACGAGTCTGACGATTGCAAAGAGGACAATAATGATAGCTCAGAAAGCAACGATGATGACACGCCATCTGCGGATGACTTAAAGAAAAAAGAAAAAGGTAAACAAGAAAATAAACCTTTACCAATTGAACAATCTGAAAGATCTTTGACTGATGATATACAAAGATCTAAAGAAGAAGATTTATTAGATACTGATGAGAATGGAACTCAACCATTATATATGAGAGAACCTTCTAAAGAAGCTATTGATCAAATAATAATATCATACGAAGAATTAGATAAGCAAAGAAAATATGCTCAGAGTTTAATGACTAAGTATGATAAAGAAAGATTGCCTAATGCTCAAAAAGGATTTGATACTTATATTAAAGAAGTTAAGAAAGCAGCTAACTATGCAGTTAAAGAATTTGAAATGAGAAAAGCTGCATTCCAATGGCAAAGAGCTCAAACAGCTAAATCAGGATCTTTAGATGTTAACAAAGTACATTCTTATAAGTACAATGAAGACATATTTGCTAGAGTCACAAACCTAGCTAATGCTAAAAATCATGGAATGATTATGATGATCGATTATTCAGGATCTATGTCTAGTACATTAGCTAGCGTAATTGATCAGCTTATACATTTAGTTACGTTCTGTAAATTAGTTAACATACCTTTTGATGTATATGCATTCACTACAGGTAATGATTATGAAACTCAAGCTAAATTAGCTAGAGATGGTGATATCGATTTTAGTAATGTCTCAATGCCTTTATTAATATCTTCAAAGTTAAAGAAAGCTCAATTCAAAGAAGCTCTTATGGCTCTATATATGAGAAGACAATGTTTATCTTCTGATAGATGGGAAACAAATGAATATGGAGATTATTTCACTGAAATGCCTTATGATAGTTCTATATGTGCAAAAGCTGAAGAATGGGGATCAACTCCTTTAAATCACTGCTTAGTATTAGCTCATGGATTAGTTAGAAAGTTTAAAGCTAGACATAATGTTGATAAGATGAACTTGATTGTTTTATCAGACGGTGATTCAAATGGAATGCATGCATTCAGAGATAGAGAAAGAACTGATCGTACAGATGTTAAAAGATATGGAACTTCTACAGTCTATGTTGATGGAAAGAATTTGAAAATGGAAAACCTCGGAAGATATGCAACAGCCGAGCTATTAAATAATATTAGAAAAAGATATGGCTGTAATACATTAGGTTTCTTTATATCAACTGATGCATATGAATTTAGAAATAAATTAAGAATGATGGATGAGTATGATACAGCCCCAGCTAATAAAGAATATAGAAAGAACAAATGTGTCAGAAGAGTTAACTCTCTAGGATACGACGAATTTTACCTTGTAAAAGGTGGAAAACAACTCAAAACTAATATCGAAGATTTCGATGTTAAAGAAGAGGCTTCAACAGCTCAAGTGAGAAATGCATTCAAAAAATTCTCAAAGAGCAAGAAGAAAAATAAGGTGCTATTAACTAACTTTGGTAAGGCGGTAGCGTAAAATAAATGAAAATAAATGAAAAAAAAGGTTTACATTCCCAGCTACCTGTGGTATAATAGACCTATAACGTTAAATAATTGATAAGGAATATATTATGAAAGATTTGAAAAGATCAACCGAGATAATCCTGGAAGAACTCGCTAAAAGATTTCCAGACACAACTGAATTCAGAAAAGCCATCATTCTAGATGTTGCTGCTGATCTCGGTTATACTGGTAAGGACTGGGTCCCTTTATGTACTAAGGAACTTAGATCTAGAATTGGTTATTACAATCTAGAGTCGATGATCGAGCCTTACAAAAAAGCAACACCATCAAGTGTTGTTGATATGCCACAAAGAGTTGCAATGGCTCCTCAATCAGTGGTCAATAAAGAAAAAACATTTGCAGAAGTAGATGATACTTTTGTACCATGGGGAGCTTATTCAGATATAGTTAAAGTAATTAAATCTGATATGTTCTACCCAGTTTATATCTCAGGCCTATCAGGTAATGGTAAAACATTTATGGTAGAACAAGCTTGTGCTAAACTAAATAAAGAATTCATCAGAGTTCAAATCAATCCTGAAACGGATGAAGATGATTTGATCGGTGGATTTAGATTAGTTAACGGCGAAACAGTTTTCGCTAAAGGTCCAGTTCTTAAAGCAATGGAGAATGGAGCAATCCTTCTTCTTGATGAGATTGATAGAGCTACTAACAAGATCATGTGTTTACAAGGTATCTTGGAAGGTAAGCCAGTACTTGTTAAAAAGACTGGTGAAGTCGTTAGACCTGCTAAAGGATTTAATGTAATATCTACAGCCAATACTAAAGGTAAAGGTTCTGAAGATGGAAGATTTACAGCTGCTTCGATTATTGATGAAGCTTTCTTAGAAAGATTTACTATTTCAATAGATCAAAAGTTTGCTTCTCCAACAATTGAGAAGAAAATTCTTACGAAACACATGCACAAATATCATCTTATTGATGATGACTTTGTTTCTAAATTAGTCGACTGGGCTGATATCATAAGAAAAACTTTTTATGATGATGGTGTTGATGAAGTTATTTCAACTAGAAGACTTTGTCATATCGTTCAAACTTTCTCGATCTTTAATGATAGAATGAAAGCTATTAATCTTTGTATCTCAAGATTTGACGATGATACAATCGAAGCTTTCTTAGATCTTTATACTAAAGTTGATAGTGGTATAGAGGTCAATGTTGAAGATTCGGGAATAGATCCTGAAGATATTGCTAATGAGGAATATAATGACAAGATCTAAGATCGATTATAAATTTAACGAAGGTGAGCTCTGCAAAGAGCTTGCCGATTATATAGATGGTACGTATGATTCGCACTATTCTAAAAACAAATTTCAGGCAACTGAATTTATTATGGACGGTGGACATGGTGAAGGTTTCTGTATAGGAAACATTATGAAGTATGTACAACGTTACGGAAAAAAAGATGGATATAACAGGTCCGACCTTATGAAGGTTTTGCACTATGCCATTATGGCGTTATATGTTCATGATACGGAGAAAAAAGAAAATGAATCTATCTAAAGAAACACTTGAAGTGTTAAATAACTTTGCTTCGATTAATCCTAATATTTTGATTAGTCCTGGCCAACAATTGAAAACTATATCAGAAGCCAAAAACATATTAGCTACTGCTGAGATCATAGAAGATTTCCCATTAGAGTTTGGCATATATGATTTGAATGAATTTCTTAATGTACTTAATATTGTAGATAATCCTAATCTAAGGTTTGAAAAAGAAAATGTAGTAATTGAGAATGATTCATCTAGAGTTAATTATTTCTATTCATCTAGCGAGATACTTACATCTCCTCAGAAGGATATAACAATGCCTGATCCTGAGTTTAATATTAATATTAGTGAAGAACAACTCAATAAGATCAGAAAGGCGGCCGCAGTATTAGGTCATAATGAATTAGCTATCGTTGGTGATAACGGCGCAATTCATATTGAAGTACTAGATACGAATGATGCAACTGCAAACAAATTTACTATGGTATTAGAAACCTCTAATCCATGCATTAATAGTTTTAGGTTTATATTTAATATACCTAATTTGAAACTATTGCCTGGCGATTATTTCGTTAGCATTAGTTCTAAGTGTATCTCTAATTGGGTATCAAGTACCTATCCAATAAATTATTTTATTGCATTAGAGAAATCGAGCGAATTTCATGTATAAATACATGTATACAGAATTCTCATTTATTATGAGGATATTATATAGGATGCTGAATGGTTCAGGTCCTATTAACAATAGTCTAACTATTTATTACCTAGGAGAATAAAAATGACTGAAGAAGCGACAAATCAGGCTGAACAAGCTGGTCTTTCACTTCAAGACATCGCTACCTCTGTACAGATTATCGATATCTGTTCTAAGAGAGGCGGGTTTGAAGGATCAGAACTTGAAGCAGTTGGCGGACTTAGATCTAGACTTATGGCTTTTTTAGAAGCTAATAGGCCTAAAGATCAGGAAGCCCCTGCTGGCGAAGTGCCTGTCGAAGAAGATTCAGCAGAAGAATCTGCAGAATCATAAAGCTGATATGCGGGGTAGCACCCCGCCAACTTTCAAGTAAGGATATAATATGGAACAAGTGAATCAAAAAGAATTTCTATGGGTCGAAAAATACAGACCTAAAATCATTAAAGATTGTATATTACCTAAAAACATTAAGGCAACTTTCGAAGATATTGTTAACGGAGGTGAACTACACAAT